AACATTATTTTTTCCATAATCGGAATCTTCTTTCAATATATGAATCTCTATTTCACCATCATCACAAAAAATAAATTGATAATATAATAATGATTGATTCATTTTTGTAAATTTATAATCATAATCAGTTAAATTTCCATGATATTTTTGCGAAATTTTACATGGAATTTGTATACATGTTTCAACTCCTTGTAAATTAAAATTTATTATCCCATTCATTTTAGAATTCTTATTAAGATTATTAGCATATTCCACCATTAATTTTCTATTAGATAATGTATTGTAACTACTAAAATTTAATGATTTATACTTACATTTGTGAATTCTTAAAATCATTAATTCTTGTATAAATTTTACAGTTTTCATTAATTCATTATTTGGTCTTTTTGAATATTTATCAATATACTTTAAAACCAACTGATAAAATTCCATTTTCCCTGATTCATCATTAGTAGGATTTTTCTTTTTAGAAATTTTTTTAATGTAATTATTTAGTATGTTAAAAAATTTCGCAGTATTATTAGGATTATAATGAAAAACCAAAAATTTTACCACTTTATGAAAATCATTTGTAGAACGAAAAGTACACGTTAATTCACTAACTTGTGTTTTATAATTAGCATAAACTTCTTTTTGCAGTTCAGTGAAAAATCTACTTCCATAAGAAGTATCTCTTGTAACTTGCGTTAATTTTCTAAAATCATAAAATGAAAAATCGTTTGATTTATCATAAAAAGTATCTCTTTGATAAAAATTCTTTCAATAATTTATTCAATTTAGTTTTAAATCTTCTTGATGAATACATTTTCATTGAATAACAATGCAATAATGAAATAATTTCTTCAAAAATTTCTTTTGAATCCAATTTTTCAGAACCAATTTCAGAAATAACTATTATTTCGCATCCAAATTGTTTAAATAAATTAACGAACAATTCAAATCCAATTCTTGATAATCTATCTTTATATGTAATTATTACTTTTTCAATTTTATTTTCAATAATTTCGTCTAACATTTTGAAAAAATCAGTTCTATTTTGGAAATTTATTCCAGATGCTATATCTTGATATATTTCATTAATCTGATATCCATTTTGAAAACAAAAATTTTTTAATAGTTCAATTTGATTATTTAAATCATTGGATTGAGATTTAGTTGAAACTCTTGCATAAATTACAGTTTTTCTTTTAATATCTTTATTCAAAAAATCATAAACACTTGTATCATCATAATCATATCGACCGTTTTTCATTATTGTATACTTTATTTTTCCATCTTTACAATATTTTGATAATGTTGACCTTGTAATTCTTAAAATTTTTAAAACCTCTTTAGCTTTCATAAAATTATCACCTCTTTATTAATATATAAATAAAGGTAAAAACACATTTTTTTATATTTAGAAATACAGTTTATAACAATAGATTATAAAAATTGTTATAATAAAAACAAATGAGAATTAATTAACTCTCATTTGTTATAAATATTGTTTATAATTACTATAAATATTAATTATTAGTAAATGTCTGCGTACGCGATGGTAACGTCTTCTGCTACTGTAATTGAGCTTACAGAATATGTACGTTTAAAGGACGATAACCAGCAATCAATATATGTTTCAACAAAATATACTTCTTGACCACCATTAGCTTTTGTCTTAGTTTGAATTTCTAAGGGGACTTTCTGTTGTCGTAGACTACTGAATAGATAGTTCGTATTCGTTTTATATGATTTATCTCCCGTTGAACTAGCAATTGAGGATTTGTCCCAGTCGTTTCCGCCCATTGGTCCTTCATTAGTAGCGTCAAAGACTTTCGCGCCTACTTCCGTAAAAGCCCTACCAGACGTAGTGAGACCTAAAGCATTCCAAATTTGGTTTTCATATAATGCTATTCGAGAACAATTTATTGTTCCGCCCTTAGTATTTTCAGGTACAGCTTGTACAACTCCTTCGTAGCCAATACTCTGTAGTTTATTAATATTTCTATTTTCACTAACAGAGAAACTTTGAATCATACCTACTACGCCGCCATTCGCAAATACGAAGACGTTTGTACTGGTTTCGATTAAAGAGTTATCAAATGCTGTTTGTGGATTAAAATTATTTTCAGCGGTACGAATATCATTTCTAGTAGCACGATGAGTATTTGTACTAGTATTTGCTATATTAGAAGCCACTGCGTCATGTTGTTCAAAATAATTAAAATGTTTAGACGAATCGTACCCTGGTGAAGTTATAGCCATTTAGTCTCACCTCCTTTAATTACTACCTGTTATTTTTTCAGAAATAACATCACTGTAAGACACAGTAGCTGATTCTGATATGGTTATTGTATTTGATGCAATGGTTTTAGAATACTGCTGCACCCAACAATCGATATACGTGTCTACATGGTATGTATCATTTTGATCATCTGGAAGACGAATTTTGACTTTAAATTCTAATGGAACGCGATGGTCTTTTAACGTTTTGAATGGATTACTTAAAGTACGATAAGTATTGTCATATACATTTCCTAAGTTAGATCCGTTGGCTGCTACTTGATTACCTGGAATAAATTGTCCAGTATTTGTAGCACCAATAGCATTAAATAAACGTGAATTAAATAATGCTATACGTCTAATACTAATCTGACCACCATTCGTATTAGAGGGAGCCATTTGAACAACGCCTTCAGTGCCTAATTCTTGGAGAGGAGTAATAGTACGATTTTCAGAAGGCGAAAATTCTTGCACCATACCCACTTTCATATTATTTGCCCATACTTCTACGTTAGTAGATGTAATAGGTAATGTAGCGGCATTATCTCCAATTTCTGGCATGCCTGTTGCACGTTGGGTATTTAAGTATTTATTAACGCTAGAAGGAAATGCGGCTTTTGTACCTGTAATAATATTACTTGGTCCGGAGGCTGCTGCCATGATTGTTCACCTCCTTAACCTTGTGAAGAGAATCCGAACGTAATAGTTACATAATTCAATGGATATACGGCTTCAATTTCGAAATTTACTAATACTTCACGTGGATCGTTTGGAGAATCTTTGACTGTAGGACCATTATATCCAAGAATAATTTCTTGAGATACAAATGTACCTAAAATAGACTTAATCGTATACTCGATATCCGCTTTACGTCCTGGCAGATTTTTAATACCGATATACAATTCGTCACAAGATTTTCTGCACTGTGCAATAACATAATCCTTGATTTGAATTAAAGTAATTTCAGTAGTATTAACTTCAGAATCATCTGTAGTAATACCATGTCTTACTCTTAATCCTCCAGTACGTTCTTCTACTACGCAACATCCGGATTCTGCTAAAGCATTCTTTTCTACTTCTGTGTAAGTATCTAATAATCCTTCAAATCCGCAGTTGATATATTTTCTTGTTAATGGTTCTGCTACGTCGTGTGTTAATGCCACTGTAGCTACACCAAGTGCAAGATAGCAACCAGGAAGTGTGCGAGTATTGATTCGACCAGTACGTAAGTCTTTTACTTCATAAGCTACACGACCAGGAGTTACGTAAACAACACGTTCATCGGAATAACCTTCAGCTTGTTGTTTCATCCCAACAGTTTTATCTGCAGCTGTAGCAAATTTGTTAATTACCTGTCCAGCATAAGCTGAAAGATAAGTCATGCGTTCTCTAGCGCCAGTTTCTGAAGACATGTTATCAACATGAGTTCTTGCATAAGCTCCAACAGAAACTGAAGTTGTAAGAGGAACGATGATATTAACATTTTCTGCTCCAGGAACATCACTTGTTAATTTATCTATAGCTTTCTTCATTTCATAATCAGAATCATTTTTAGCTTGAACACAGACAATAGGATTAACACCTGCTCTGAAAGCTAATTCTGCACCTAGAGTTAACGAATTTGTTACGATTGAAGAAGCAGTTACGTCATAGTTACCATATTGCTGAATAACATCATCATAATTATAGAAAATTTTTGGATTGTAATCTTCTTCTGCTTTCTTATATTTATATGAAATATAATAAGTATCATCTTCAGCAATAGCTTCTCCACGTGTTGGAGCGGTTACATGAATACCTACAGTATCACCAATATTACAAGTATCATCAATTTCATTAATAATGAAAGTAATACCTGGAATGATATTTAAGTATTCGGCCACTGTACCAACTTCACCAGCATAGATTGGATTTAATGAAGTATCAAAATCTGTAGATACATTATTAATTTCAATCATTTGAGGAGAAGTAGATGTATAAACTAATTCATAATCACCATCAGTAATAGATTCAGAATCTATAATCATGAAATATTCATAATCAGCTTCGGATTTAGCTGTGGAAGTATTTAATGGCATGAAAGATTTTTGTAATGCTTCACTGTAACCAGTTACTGCATCATTAAATTCCACAGAAGCTTCAATTTCGGTTTTAGCAGCTGTGGTTTTAATAATGACAGCATCACCAACAGATGTAATTGAATTACCTTCTGAATCTGGAATGAAAACATCTTCAATTTTAATCTTTACACCCGGAACAGCTTCGGTATTCCATTCGCTGGAAACACCCCATTCGCCAATAATTTGTTTTGTACGATTATTGATTACTCGGTAACAACCTACATTAACATGGTTTGGTTCTTGATGATCCCAAGCATCTTCGATATATGTAATTTCTAAATAAAATTCACCATCTTCAATTAAATATGCTTTTTCATCATATACAATAGCATCTACATTACTACGTAATTGAACTGATGCTTCTGTTGGAGTAGCAGTAGTAACAGAAACTTGTGGCTCAGTGATGGTATTCCAAGCAATTTTATTTCCGTCTTTTAATTTAAAAGCTACGCCTTCTTCGAATATAGTAGAACCGTTTACTACAGAACCATTTGATAATGCTCTGTCAGTTACTGAAATAATTTCAAATACATTATTTTCTGCAAGCTGGTCGTATGGTCTGTAATCGGACTTTTTAATAGCTTCATTATATACTTCAAACCAAGTAGCGCCCGTACCAACGAGACCTAAAACACGAGTAGCTCCTACGTTATTTACTGCTGATGCGGTTTTGACAAAACGTGCATACGCACCAGGTACACGATAAGGCATATATATACCTCCTTTCTATTTTTTATGAATTTTTGCAAAAATTAATAAAAAGCTCATGCAAGAGAAAGATTTACTTTCTAAAAATAAAATAAAAAAAGGTTATTACTAAGATTTGCAAAAACTATTATAGAATAGAGGTGATAGTATGAACGTAATAGCTAGAAGAATTTGTGCAATGGATGAAGATAATTTTATTAATAAAGCTACAAGAAAATTCATTCAAACGCATTCTTATGAAATAAAAGAAATAATTAAAAAATTAATCAGCGAGCATGATGAATTGAAAAATAAATCAAGTGATACAATTGCAGGTTCAAAAATAGTAATTGATTACTTAAATGATTATGTTTTGGAAAATGAAGATGATTATATTAATGTATTAAGCGGGATTTTAAATGAAAATGGAATTCCTGATGCTGAAAGTGAAGCAAAAGATTCATTATATTCTGATGGTGTACCATTTTTTAGTAATAGTGATTTAATATCCGAATTGGTAAAAGAACTAAAAGGACAATAAGAGCTACTTATAGAACAATAAGAATTATAGAATAATAAGAATTACTTATACTAGAATCATCAGAATGTCTCTAGAGAGTGTTTGAAAGCATATGAATAGATCTATATAGACAGGAAAAAACCTTCGTGATGAAGGTTTTTATTTACAATAAAAAATGTAATAATCTTTTATATCTCCTTTTAATAGCCGATTGCAAAACAATAATAAACTCTTGAAGTTGTATCAAATCCATATAGTGTAAATGAGCTTTTATTGTTTACTATTATTCCTGCTTTATAAACTTCAGCACTTTGGAAGTGTGATGTCCATTTTATGTTAATGTAAGCGACTGTATTTGTGAATGATATGGGAAAATCATGTGTTACGCCATTGGATGTAGCTTGATGAGTACCCCACTGCAAAATCAACCCACTTGCATACTTAATATAACCATTTGTACCAAGGGATTTTGCGATAATTGCTGAACCGCCAAGGTCATTACCAACCCATGTGAGTGCACCTGATGGATATCCTTCGAGATTTTTACTTGTAGCAGTCTTTGAAGTAGCGCCTATTACAAATTTTCCAATACTATCAATATCATCAAAATTACTCGGATATAAATGAATAAAACCACCACTATCACTAAGCGTATTAGCTGAAAATATTGAAAACCGATATGTGTCTGTTTTTGTGTGAATTTGAGCTGAACCTGTTTTTAATACGCCCGATTTAAATCCATACAGATTTTCCGTAGACATTATTTGTCTAATCGTCCACACAACTGTTCCATCAGTAATTATACCGCTAACGCTGGGACTACTAATTGTCAAATCACCACTACCTGTCGTACCTGCTGTAGTACATTCAAGATACCACCATGTCGGTAATGCACTGTGATATGTGATGTCACCAACAGCGTATATGGTGGAGGGCTGGCGATACCCAATTTCTTGTTTAAAATTTGTTATTTCGGATGTAATATCTAAATCTGTAGCAGATTTAACTACTTGAAACTTAGCAGATCCATCTTACATTCTAAATATTGACCAATCGGTAAATTTTTATGAAATACCATATCACCAATAGAATATGATGAATTAGCTTTCCAGTATAAATTGTCAATATTATTTTTTGTAGTCATTTGTTCGCACAATATATATTCGATTGAACCGTCTGATATTGAATTTCCTACATTCATATAAGTTTATCCTCCTTACTACTGGGTTATCGTTAAATATTTATAAGATTTTAAGCATATACATTAAATATTTTTATTTTAGAAGGATTTTTGTAAAATAAAATAATATTGTAAAAATAAATATTCACAAAAGAAAAACATAGATAAAAATAATATTTCATTTTTATACCTATGTTTATAATTTTTAAAATAACCCAGTAGTTTAAAAAATAAAATGGTGAGTTATTACAATTTCCTTCATAAAAGTACATATATAAGATATAAATAGTAAAAATGTTTTTATTTTTACTATTTTTTATAGTATTATTTTAATTTTTTTATAAATAATTATAAAAATCACTGCATTTTATAGTGTTCTAATAAAATACATTGTAATAACTCACCATAAAATTAAAGGGAGGATTAAAAAATGAGTATAATTGATGGTTCTACAGAATATGAAGTAAGAACTATACCCTCTACAAATGATTTAAATATAAGTGATTTTGCTCATACATTTTTAGATGATATGTCAGCTAATGAAGTTAGAAATACATTGGATTTAGTTAGTAAAAATGAATTAGGTTTTCGTCAGCCTAATACGGCATACTCAGTTGGTGACATCGCATACCACAGTGCATTACTTACAGGCTACTATCTTGAATGCATCACAGCAGGTACAACAAGTAATAGTGATTTGACGATTGGTGGTCCTACAATTGGTAGTACTGTGAGTGATGGTACTGTCGTGTGGGTTATTAACAAAGGTTTATCAATAAGTGGT